TATGCAGTTGCCCCTGCAACTGGTAGCACAAACCCTAGATTCCCATCATCTGGTTCTGGTGCAAACCAAGTAAACCTTGACACGACAGATGTTGTATTGGCGTCTGTATACCGTGTTGATAATGGTGTTGTAGATTCAGGAGCCATCGTTGACAAGCGTGTCTTTGTGCGTTCTACCACAAACCGTACCCTTGGGGATACTGTCTCTGCTAACAGAGGTTCTGCTGGTGACACCTTCGTTAATACATCGTGGACACCTGGGAGCACGACTGCTTCTCCGTTTTCAGTAAAGGTTGGGTCAACTTGGTACAACCTTGCATACTGGACGGCTAACAGTAACATCTCAACTTCTGGAACTATTACAGCAGGTTCTTTTGTAGGACCACTGTCAGGTAATGCAACTACTGCTACAAGTGCCACAAGCGCTACTAGCGCCAGTTCTGTTCCATGGTCAGGTGTTTCTGGAAAACCATCTCTAGTAGAAAATAACGGTGGAACTTATTCCATTAACATTACTGGTTCTGCTGGTTCTGCTGGCTACGCTAGTTCTGCTGGTTCTTCAACATCTTCTGGATATTTAAACGCTGCTATTGCCACTGTTGAACCTCTTACTGGAACATATTTTGGTTATACTAGTGCTGTTGCGGGCTTCTACTCAAGTGGAAGATTATTTGCTGGAACAAAACTTTTTGCTGGCGAAGTGACAACATCAAGTGGCACCAAGATTGTGGTTTGGGATGCGTCTACTGGTGAATTTAAATACCGAGAAGCAGGCTCTTGGACATCCTCATTAAGAGAATTAAAGGAAGATATTTTTGATCTTTCTAATGCTTTAGAAAAACTTTCTTCAATTAAACCCCGTACATTTAAATTTAAAGAAGAAGTAGTAGACGGTGCTTTTGATACTTTTGACCGCCGTACACAATTGCAATATGGTTTTGTAGTAGAAGAACTATTGGAATCAGAAGTACCTGATGTTGTCCAACACTATCGCCCTGATGATAATGGTCCAATTATGCCACTAGGGTGGAAACCACACGCTGTTATTTCTCTTGCTGTAGCGGCTATCCAAGAGTTAACAGCACGAGTTGAAGCCTTAGAGGGTAAATGAGTGAAGAACCACGCCCTCTACCCACGCCAACAGGGTCGGTAACTGACATTACTCGTGTGCGTTCTGTTATGTCCCACAGACACCGTGAACAACAGCCACAAGTCAACCAACCATACCAAGACACCCTTCCAGGTGCGGGTTCAGGAGATCAATAATGGCATCAGTAACTAGTAGTGGACTAACGGTGCTTGAGCACACGGTACAGTTGGCTCGCAACTACCTTCGTGATTTCCCTAAGTTTTTTCAGGTGTCCTTTGACACTATTGGCCGTACCTACGAGTTGGGACAAGTAAACATTGACCCAGACAGCATATGGGTGGCTACAGTTACCAACAATGTTGTTACCCAGTTAACCACAGCGCAGTACAGCCTTGACCACCGTAATGGAATTATGCGCCTTGCCAGCACCCCTGCGGCTAATACCACCATAATGATTGAAGGGTATTACTATGAGTGGATTCTCCCTGAAGACCTTCAATTTTATTCAGAGCGTTCAATTAACTTCCATAGACCTACTATTGACATTCCTTTAGAACAGGCTAACCAAGCAGTATTGGATGTAATTGGCTTAGGCGCTCTTGTAGAAGCCCTACAAGCCCTTATGACAGAGTATGCCCGTGATATTGATGTCATGACATCAGAGTCCATCCACATACCTGGATCTCAGCGTTTCCGTATGTTACAAAGCCTATGCCAGCAATGGGAAGTAGAATACCGTAAGCACGCCAATAACCTCAACATTGGTCCTGAGCGTATTTCTCAATTCAGCCTTCGCCGTATTTCTCGCACAACCAATCGTTATGTACCTCTATACAAAGGTAAAGAAATTGGCGAATATGGTCCAATTGAGCGTATCTTTATTGAAGACACTGAAGGACACATCCTTGTTACAGAAGCAGATGAGCCAATGCGTGAAGATGTGTTTATTGAAGGTGACCCCCCAACTGCTTACTCAAGCAACGCTTTTTACTAATGGAAATCCGTAGAGAATTAGGAAATATTAGAAAGCACTACCGTAGGTACCAGCAGTCCTATGGTGAGTCTGTGGTCTGGTTTGAGTTCACCCCACTAGGTACAAACACCTCAACCCAATCTGTATATGACGATGTCTATGATGAAGGCGTACCTGGCACTGGTGGTCGTAAGTATAAAAATGGGGTAGTTGTACCTGTATTAATGATTACCGAGGCTGAAGACCAAAAGCGTGCTATTCCAGAAGGTCGTCAGGCTGTGGAATTAACTAACTTTGTAGCGTCTATTCAAGATTTCCGAGAGGCTGGGGTTACCTCCCCATACGAATATAAAAGCCATTTAAATGATATGTTTTTATATGACGGGCGTTACTTTTCAGTGGTGTCCTACCGTGTCCGTGGACGAGCCTCTGACGATGTTATTGTCGTGGTTGAAGGTATTGAAGTCTATATTAATCAAGAAATGCCTTTTGATGTGGGACCAGCAGCGACCTCTTCACAGAACCTTCCTTGGCCTTCTGCGTTACCTCAACTCTGATAAACTGTATATAACCTTAGTGAGCACTAAGGGGTACAACGCCTAGAGTCCCGTGGGAGAAGTAATGACTTCTGCACAACTGCATACACCCAAGGACTCTAAAGGTATTATTCACGGTGAGTTTCCTTTCATTTTTGCTCTAGAAACCCTTGTGGCAAAATACCCAGAAGCCGTAGCGGAAGCAGTCGCTGAGACCTTAAGCAACGAGCAAACTCATTTATCTAATGTGATGTCTGACCATCCAGACTGGGCGCACCTATCTGACAAGGCACAAGTCAGCATTTCTGATGGAAACTTGGAATATGGCGTAACTGAACCATCCGATGAAACAAACATGCTTGAATTTGGTGATCCTAGTAAGAAGGTAGTGGCTACTGGTCTACTTCGTTCTACAGCATTTAAGCGTTCACAAGATATTAAAAAGCAACTTACTGAGGCTGTATCCCGTAAGTTGGGTGGCTTCTAATGCCAAATAAAGGTTTCCTTCTTGCTGAAGATGCGGCTCTTAAAGCACGCTTTTCTACTTTGACAGTATCCGATGACCGTAATGGCGCTCGTTCTGTACAAGTGTTCTACCGTTATCCAGAGGCAGAAACTGAGCGTGCTTATCCTTTCATGACTATTGAAATGATTGACCTAGTCCACGCTAAAAATCGTCAGCATTCTGAAAACCAATTGGTGTATGCAAAGACTGGGATACCACAACGCAGTAGATTCAACAATGGTCCTGACTCTATGAACTACTGGCCTAGTCGTCTTTCTAACATGAACACTATTACAAACATTGGCACAAACGAGTTTGTAGTCAGTAACGAATTTGTACCTGTAGACCTTTTATATCAAGTTTCTACATTTACTCGTAGTGCTCTCCATGATCGCCAACTTAGCAGTCAAATGTTGAGTACAATTGTTCCATTCCGAAAGGGCTTTATTGAAGTCCCAGAGGATGGCACAATGCGAAGATTAGATCTTTTGGATTGGACAACTGCGGACCTTCTGGACTCTGAGTCTGGATACCGTAAGCGTATTTTCCGAAAGATTTACACACTTCAAATGTCGGCTGAGATACCCTCACTTGACATGTTTGGTCTACAACAAATCACTTCAATTGTTCCAACAATTGAACCAATCACAAGTAACTCGTAACCCCCGTTTATTGCTAAGGAGCAACAATGCCAACATATTCTCGCCCAGGTGTATACATCACCGAAGGTCCATTTTCTACAGCCGCAGCAGTTGGTACTGAGGTAACGCCCACAGCGTTCCTTGGTACTGTATCTCGTGGACCAATTGTCCCAACACGAATTGATTCGTGGGGTCAATACAAGACACTTTACGGTGACCTAACCAACTCATCTGACCTTGGTTATGCCGTTTACCACTTCTTTTCAAATGGTGGTCGCACTGCTTATGTCAACCGTGTGGCACATACAACAACCACAGGTGGAGCCGCTGCTCTCAAAGCAAAATCTGGGTCAATTACAGGAACCATTGCTGGTGGTGCTAATACAACATTGTTCAGAGTACAAGCAAAAAATGTTGGTACTTGGGCAAACTATGCAGCCGCTACAGGAACCACCACTGAAGTTGGTCTTAAAGTAATTATCACTGCGGGATTGCGTAATGGTGTTGCTGAAAGCATTGGTGGAACAGGTGCACCTCTTACTTTCAACCTTGCTGTTGTGTTTAACGGTTCTGAAGTAGAGCGCTGGAATGAAGTATCTCTTGATCCAGACTCCCCACAGTACATCACTACAATTGTTAACTCTTATTCAACTTTTGTAGATGTTTATGAAGTAGATGCCACACTTGTTACTGGCGTGGTTTACACCATCACTGCTGCGACATACACTCTAGGAGTCACTGCGGGAACCAATGGCACTGTTGTAGATGCCGACTGGACAGCCGCTATTGATACATTGGAAAGTGTTGAAGGTGCCTTGTTGATCAACCTTGTTGGTCAATCAACTGCTTCACGAGTTAACTATGCCCTTACCTACGCTGAAACTCGTGGAAATGGTTTTGTCATTATTGATCCAGACCCAACACAACTTTTGACTGCTGGTATTACTGGTATTACCAACACTTATAACAAGTCTTCCTATGGTGCTGTGTACTACCCAATGATCAAGATGCCAGACCCTGCTCGTTCAGGAACTGCCACCCTTCGTGATACCTATCCAGGTGGGGCAGTCGCTGGATTGTTTACTCGTGTTGAGGCAGAGCGTTCAATTGGTAAAGCACCAGCGGGATACGCTTACGATGTTCGTGGTGCTTATGGCCTTGCCAAGAACTTCACTAACTCTGAGACAGGTTTGTTGTATGACGCACATGTCAACAGCCTAAAGAACATCCCTGGTGGTGGAGTCATTATCAATGGCTCTCGTACCCTTAAGCGCACAGACATCACAAAGTATGTACCTGTTCGCCGTACCTTGAATTATGTCAAGTCCAATGTTGAAAACATTGCGCAGTTTGCATTGTTTGAGCCAAACGGTGAGCGTACATGGACGCAACTTAATAGCCGTCTTTCACACTTCCTTTCAAACTTGTGGGCATCAGGTGCTCTGAAGGGGCGCAACGCCATTGAATCGTTCTACATTACTTGTGATGCCACAAACAACCCTAACTATTCAGTACAAAATGGTGAACTTCATGTAGAAATAGGTGTGGCATTACAAGCACCTGCTGAATTTATCGTTATCAATATCAGCCAGTTCTCTGGCGGAGCCAACACCACCGTAGAAACGGTTTAAGGAGAAAATAAAAATGACAATTGCACAACGCACCGACCCACTTCGTAACTTTAAGTTTCAAGTAACAATTGAACCTAATGGGAATGCTTTAAAAACAATGACCCCTAATATTGCAAAACTTGGGTTTTCCACTATGAGTGGTTTAAGTGTTACCAACGATTTGCTTGCATATCGTGAAGGTGGCATGAATACCCACACACATAAAATGGTTGGTCTATCTGACTTTAGCGCCGTATCGTTTGTTCGTGGCGTTTTTGCTGAAGGTAACGAACTATGGAAGTGGCAACAGTTCATTCATTCATGGGAAAGTGGTGTACCTAACGGTAGCAAAGGAACGGACTCAGGTCAGGATTATCGTTGCAACATTATTGTTGCTGTGTATGACCATCCGACAACTTCAAATGCCTACACCTACTCAAATGGTGAAGGAATAAATGACTCATCTACAAAGCAAATTGGTAACAAGCGCCTAATGATGAAACTGTTTAATTGCTGGCCTGGAGCATTTAACCTTGGTGGTTTGAGTGCTGGAGACAGTGGTCTTATGGTACAAGAACTTACAGTTCACCATGAGGGATTTGTGTTAGCATTCAACTCAACAGAGGCTTCCAACTACGCTCTTATTTGGTAATTTAAAAGAAAGAATACAAAATGTCTGATAACTTGTCTGCACTTGCACAAAGTGCAAACGCCGCCCTTGAAGATCCAGCACCATTCATTGACTCAACCCCACCAACTGATGTTCAGTTGATTAAAGGTTTATTTAATGAAGAAACACGGGAATGGGAAACAACGGCAGTTGTAAGAGAACTAACAGGAGAAGACGAGGAAGCCCTTGCGACTTTTGATGCAAAGGAAGATATTACCTACGGTGAGTATCTAGTCCATCTTCTCCAGCGTGCTGTAGTAAGCGTTGGTTCACAAGAAGTAAAGAATAATAAAGACATCATTGATAAGTTAATTATTGGTGATCGTGATGTTTTATTCTTGGCAGTGATTCGTGCAACATACGGTAAAACCCGTGAGGTTCAATTAACTTGTGGAAATTGTGGTGGAAGTAATGATGTCACAATTGACTTAGAAGAAGACTTTAAAATGGAGAAAACAGACAAAGATTTGTATGCTCCTTTTATTGTCACCTTAAAAAATGGAGAAGTATTATCCTTCAATATGCCAACTACTGGAGACAGTCGCTACGCATCTAAAAAGGCTAAAACTTCGGCAGAACAAAATACATACATCATTGCCCGATGCTTACAACTTGATGAGGGAAACCACATCTCCCGTGAGGACTGGGCAAAGAAACTAAATGTTGCAGATCGTAAAAAGATTATAAAAGCAATCACCTCGGTGCAACCAGGTCCTCGTATGGGGGAGGTGGAGACTCAGTGCGCCCATTGTGAACAAGAATTAATAGTGGTGTTGGATTGGGTCTCACTTTTATTCAGTTAATCTGAAGTTTATTTATTGGGAGTATGAAAAGATTGCCTCTGCGTACAGAGGCTTTGGTCTAAATGACCTTAAGTCAATGTCCGTGCGTCAGCGTGCCTACTGGTTTGGTATGGCAAAGTGGCGCAATAAATAAAGAAATAATAAATAATGGCTCCAAGAATCCCAGATAATCAAGGTGGTGAAGTTCCACTTGACCGTACAGGCACTCCGTCATCAGGTGCCGCTGGGCGTACTTCTCTTGGTCTAGATGCTCGTGAAGTTGATCGTCTGGTATCTGGCATTGAAAAAATTACTAAGGCTGTTGCCACCCTTAAAGACACAGCCACAGGAGCCGTTAAAGCATTAGGTGGCATTGGTAGCAACACCATAGGTGGTGTCGGTGGTTCAACAGGCTCTAGGGGTTCTGTTGGTTCATCTATGTCATCAGCCATGGGTCTCATGGCAAACCGTGGTGCCTCTCGTGGTGCTGGTGGTGCCACTGGTGGTGCTCGCCCTGCAAGTGCAGGAGGTAGTACAGGAGGCGGAGGAGGTGGTCTTGGTTCAAGTGTAATGAACTTGATGAATACCGTTGGTCAACCTACTCAAGACTTTATGAACGCCATGAGTAATCGCATTAGCCGAGGTGCTGATTATTCACTACAAGCAGACCGCATGTCTACCCAATTGCAACAAATGTATGGCATGTCTAACAGCCAAGTGCGCAACGACTTGCGTATGCCATTGACTAAACACTACCTTTTGGGTGGTGGCACTGCCATCAATGACTTGCTAGGTATGCAAGCAAGCACAGGACTATCTGCGGCTAAGAACGCTTCGTCTGTAGAGGCTATGCGTGCTATTTCTGGGTTCTCGTATGGCTCAGGTGACATTACCAAAATGCTTTCTACAATGGGTTCCCCTGATGTAGCCAATCGTATGTTCATGATGGGTGGCACAGGAATGTACGGGATGGGTGGCAAGCAACGCTCAGGTATGCAAAGTATCCAAGACATTGTTCGCCGTACTGGTTTGACTAACCCTGACGCCCTTAAAGGTGCTCTTCAACAAGGTTCCAATACCCGACAGCGTTTAAATGCTATGGGTGTGCCACAAGACATGCAAGACATGGTTATTCAATACGCCATGCAAAATGCTTCCTTCCAGAAAAAAACTGGTGGTAAAAGTGTTATGTACGATCCCTCAGTTGAAGCAGACCGTAAGACTATGGGTATTGAAGACAACTATGCAGTGTCCCATGAAAAGACTTCGGGAGAACGACTTAAGCGTGAAGAAAGATTCTATGGTCGTCAAACAGACAACTTTTCACGGTTTGAAAAAAACCTTAGAAATTCTGCACAATTGCTTGGAATGTTTGAAGATGCCTTATCAAGCATTATTGGATTAGGTATCTCTGTAAAGGGACACCCAGCCACCAGCGCCGCTATGTACGGTGCAAACTACTATAAAAATGTCCAAATGGCTACTCTTCAGACGGGGCTTGATTTAGCAGAAGCAGGCGCAGGAGCAATGGGTCCTGGTGGTGACCCTGTAGATGCTAAAAGATCAACAGGAACATCTGCAAATGCTGGCTCTACTGGTTCTGAGCAGAATGTCAAATTAAACAAAAGGGACGAAGCAAAACTAGCAACTCTTGACCCTCGGCTGGCTGTGCCATTGCGTAGAATGATGGAAGAAAATCCAAATCTTCATATTGGTGATGCTCGCCGTTCTACTGCACAACAAGAACGAAGTTTCAAAGATAGGTATCGCCCCACCGACAAACCTGTATCTGAAAAAGGTGAAACCGACAGAGTGTGGAATGGTGTTGTATGGGAAATGAAACCAGGCGAGAATCGCCCACCGATGGCTCCTCCAGGGCAATCTTTCCACGAAAGAGGATTAGCGGCTGACTTATCACAAAGTGAAAGCGAATGGCTTAGGGTTAATGCGTCTAGGTTTGGTCTAGAAACAGGTGCTACTACTAAAGGCGCTAAAAGTGATGAGCCATTCCATATTCAACCAGCAGGAACTTTAGGTTACTCAGGTCCTAACTCGGCAACTAGTTCTAGGACAGCGGCATCTGGGGCAGGTGTAGCAAAAGCATCAGTGCGTAAATTAAGTTCTGTTGTTTCACCTCTTGCAACAAATAGTTTAACAAGTGCCCCAGCAACCCTTAAAAATGCTGGTTCAATGGCTAGTGAATTTCTGCGTAGTGGTGGTTGGAAGACTGAAAGTTCTTCTGTTGGATCAACAGATAAAATTGGAACACTAAGCAACTATGGAACTTCTGTTGCCCAAGGTGGCGATGCTGTAGACCGTGGTAACTACTCTATGGGTGGTTCACAGGGAGCAGGGTCCATTGTTATTTCTCCAAATATCTATCTGAATGGAACACAGGACATGACATCTGATTTGCGCCGTATTGCAAAAGAAGTAGGTGCCCTACTTGAGCAAGAAGTTAAATTGAAAATGATGAGGGTTTCATAATGGGTGTATCTCGTGATCCTTTCCTTACTCCAGCCGAGGCAGCACGCATTCTTGCGGAAGGAAAAAATAAAACAAAAGCCAGCCAAAGTAATTACGCATTTAATAACTTTGCAACAAATCAATTCTTTGGAATTATTGATAATGAACCATTTTATCTAAATCGTAACGATGTAGATAACCCTGCGTTTGCTTGGCCTTCAAAACAATACACAGATATTGCTGGAACAAGCCACCAAGTTCAGCGTGGTTACATGCGTAGTTTAATTACTGACCCTAATGTAGACATTAACGCAAAGAACCGTAGGTTGTTTTTTCAATTTAACCCTACTGTGCTTGTTCGTTCTGTACAACAAACTCCAGGAGCAATGCTTCCTTTATTGCAAAGCCCTGAGCAGTTAGCACAACCAGTTCCAGGTACTGCAACATTTGGTTTTGAATTAATGTTTAACAGGGAACATGAAGTAAACACTGGTGACGATCCTTTGTTTACAGAATCCCTTGATTTACCAAATGACCAAAAAGGGTTTGTGTCTCAAGTTGGTGTGTTGGCTGACATCATGGTATTAGACCTTATTACAGGTCAAGGTATCTCTCAAGATTTGTTGGACACTTTAGCCAAGCGTCAATCTAACTTTATTACCCAACAAATGGCTGCTGAAGATGCGGCTCTTTCTGACGCAGAAGAAAGAGGGGACAAAGAAGCCAGCAAAACATATGTGCCTACATACCAAGACACTGATGCTGACCAAAACACCCTTAGAACTGCCTTTGAAAAACAAATAGGAAACTCTGCGTTTCTTAACCCAACACCATTCCGAGTAATGTTTTCTTCATTATTTATGGTTGAAGGTATTGCAACAAGTGTTGATGTAAAGTTTACAAAATTTAGTCAAAAAATGGTTCCAGTACAATGCACCGTTACTATTAACATGTATGCGTTGTACATTGGTTTTGCAAGAAAAAATACATTTTTGTATGACAATCTTGTCCAAGGTTCTATTGATACTCAAGAACAACAGACAAAAGATGAAGAAGTCAGTAAAAAATTAGAGGCTGGATTAAAATATGTAGATTTTGTATCTACATCATTTGATGATGATTTCTATGGAAACGGGACAGGGTTTAAAGTTCGTGTTGATGCAACACGGACATCTACTTTTGCAAAACAAATAGAAAAGAAACAAATTAAAGATGTAATTGTTCGTGTAAAAATGGATTATGTTTTTACTTTAACTAATACTGGATTAGTTGACCCTACATTTGTGTCAACTAATAATGTTTACCTAACCTATAACAACAGTGTTGATATTCCATTAGAGAAGATTACTGATCCAAACAATGATGGTTTGCGTTGCGCAGACCTTGAAAACCTTCTTATTACTGAAAGTAAGAAGCCAAGTGGAGAAAAAAGACAATATCTAAGTTATAGGTATGTTGTTGAAATTGCAGGAAAAGGAGACACTGGTGTCATGGTAGAGTCTCCATCAAAATTAACTAGTCAAACAAAAAGGTTTGCGCATGTGCTGAATATCTTAGGTCCAGAAAAGTATGACAGTCTTATTGCTGATAACCCTAAAAAAAATAAAGATTAAATATAATGATTCAAATACTTTCTAGATACACAATTACTTCAGAAGAACGCAACGGCAATGTTGCCATTATTGCTGTACGCAAATCTGCACCAACTACTAGTTATAGTAGTCATCGTGCTCGTAACGGAGACACCTTTGAAAACCTTGCGGCTCGCTACCTTGGCTCTTCTTTGTTCTATTGGAAGATTGCAGACCTAAACCCACAGGTGCCTTTTCCAGACTATATTCCAGCAGGAACAAACATCCGTATTCCTAGATGATTACTACAGGTGCGTCTTCTCTTGATATTCGTTTTGAGGTTGTAGTCAATGGTATGTACCTTGATTACGCCTCAGTCAAGCGTGTCAATATTGAGTTACAGGAAAATATGCACAACCTTGCTGTGTTAGAGGTTGGTGGTATTCCACCACACAATTTAACTGATTTTATTGACTTGCCTATTTCTATTAAAGTTAGTATTGGGCAGATTCGTATGTATGGTTTTGTTGGGTACATCACATACTTAGAGCCAGAGTCCATCAATAAGAATGGTCTTATTGATAAAAGCCCTTTCCAACTTACTCGTATTCATTGTCTTGGTGCTTCTTACCCAATGCGTAGTCGGAAAACAAAAGTATGGAACAACCGTACTCTTTCACAAATTGCAACTGAGATTGCAAAAGACTATTCATTAACAGTGTCTGTACCAAATGATCCATATGTATTCCCACGATTAGTGCAATCAGGTAAATCAGACTGGGAACTTCTTACAAGTGCCGCTAATTACCTTGGATACCAAGTCCTTGTGCGTGGTGTACACATAGATATTTGGGACCCTTTTGCTGTATTTAGTCGCAGTGGTTCAGTACCTTTATATGCAATGTCTGGAAACAAGGGTAGGCTAAATGCTTCACCTGGGCAAGTTATCAAGTTTCATGGTGTTATTGGAGCCGTAACACCTTTATCTGCACGCACAAATGAAACAGTTCATTCATTAGTAGGAAACCAGATTGTAACAACAAGCCTAAGCACATCTACTGGGTATGGTGAAACTGTGGAATCTATATTCCAAGACGAAGTTAGTGCAAACGCTCAATCAGTTGAAATGGCCAATGCTTTATTACAGGGCCGAAGTCGTAACAAACTTCCTTACATTGCACATGTAGATGTTGTGGGTGATCCCGTTATCCAACCTGGAATGGCAGTTAAAATTGACAGATACGACTCAGGGTTAGACGGATTATGGATTGTGCAGGCAGTACGACATGAGGTTTCTCGTGGAATGGCAATGTCATATTTAACTTTGGCAAAAGACTCTAATGACATTGACTCAATCAACAGCACAGTAAAGTCTGCACTTATGCCTGAGTTAACCGAGCCAGTTCTCAAGAATAACCGTTGGGTGACAGGAACGGAAATGATCCATGTATACGCATAAAGGAATTATCTAATGAAATCTATTTCTATACCCTTCCGATTTGAAAATGGAAAAGTAGCCGATACCACGGATATTGGCACTATTGCCCGTCAGCGCATTGGGGATGTCTTGGCTACCAGAGGGTACGAGCGAGTTATGCAACCTGGCTATGGGGCTGGTATCAGTGACCTCCTGTTTGAACCCCTTGACCCCCTTGTTTTTGCTGACTACAAAATAGACGCACTAAGTGCCATTAATGAAAATGTCAGTGTTGCCACCATCAACGATATTCGTGTTAAAGAGGGGGATTCTGTGCAGTACAATGATGAGGGGCAATCCACATTAAAGGTTTCTGTTGTGTATTCTGTCCCAAACTTAGGGACGGCTACTTATACAGTAACTGTTAACACAAATAAGATCTTGACAGAGGAAAGCGCTTTTTAATTATGGCTACATTTGACTACACCAGCAGAGACTATCTGTCCATCCGACAGGACTTACTTAACCGTGCATCTAAGACCATCCCAGAATGGAACGGTACAGACACCTCAGAGTTTGCCAACATGTTTGTTGACCTGTGGGCGTACATGGGTGATGTTTTACACTTCTATGTAGACCGTGCTGCTAGTGAAACATTTTTAGACACAGCCACCCAACGCTCCTCTGTTTTGGCTATTGCTAACCTTCTGGACTACATCCCAGCATCTCCTCGTGCGGCTCGTGGTCTTGTCACTGTACAACTAAACTCTTTGCCTTCTGGTGCAACAGACTATGTGGTTCCTCAATACACCACATTTAAAGGTTATGACACCGACAATACTTCCTACGATTTTTATCTTCTAAATGATTCGCCTGCACTTGACTTGACTACAACAACCCAATCAACAGGTACGGTTGTTCAAGGAACCCTAGTGTTTGATGAAGTAGTTGGAACAAGCGCAGGATTTACAAATCAAAACTTTACATTACTTAAATCAAATGTAGACATTGACAGTATTACAGTCCTTGTCTATGAAGGACCACTAAGTAGTGGTGTTCCTACATCAGTTGAATACCAGTATGTTGCTCAATTGTCTACTACAACTTATACAGACAAAGTATTTACTGCTCGTACAACATCTGATGGTTATACACAACTTATCTTTGGTAATGGTTTTAACGGAACTGTTCCCACAACCAACGCAAGCATTACAGCATCGTATCGCACCACTGTTGGTTCAATTGGAAACATTCCTGCTAATGGAGTCAAGTTAGTTGCCTCATCACCACAATCAACCTACATTAGTGTTGTTTCATCAGGAACTATGAGTGGTGGAGCAAATGCTGAGTCTATTGACTCCATTAAGAGCAATGTGGCTCGTCTGTACCGTACACAAGATAGGGCAGTATCTCTTCAGGACTATAAAGACCTTACTCTTCAAATTCCTGGAGTCAGCAAGGCTACTGCTACATACAGTGACCCTACTGTAACTCTGTATCCTGTTCCATTCCAAAGCAGTTATCCACCAGTACCCATCACCTCTGGAACACAAAAAGTAGTTATTGAAATACCTACTCCAATGGTTGAGTCTATTGAAAGTTACTTTACTACACGATCAATGTTAGGTGTAACAGCAAGTGTTGTTAACCCTGCCAACCATGGATCTATTGATAAGTACATTGAGTGCACACCTGTTTATGTGGGTATTCAAGTATATGTAAAAGAAAATTATGTACAAAGTTGGGTAAAAACACAAGTAGATACTGCTATTCGTTCTTTACTATCATTTGATAAAGTTTCGTTTGGACAAGTTTTTACTGTGGGTGAAGTATACCGAGCCGCACTTTCGGTAGAAGGTGTTGACTATGTCATCTTGACAAACTTGAGCACTACCTATGACTCAACGCCAGCAACAGTAAGCACTGTAGCCAATGTGTCTATAGCCGCAACAAAGTTGCCTTGCTTTACCGACCTTATGACATCTGCACCAGTGGCAGTAAACTTTGACATGGTCGGTGGATTGACTGGTAGCAACTAATGGCTTTAGTTTCATTTACAGTTCGTAATACTGTTGCTAATGGTGGATCTGCTCTTAGGCGTACCAATGTCACACAAGATGCGTCCACACCTGCGGGTTCTGGAACAGTAGTTTATGACAGTGCTCTTCGTGCTGATGGGTACTTTCCTGCCCTACCACAGTCCTACCTTCAATCTACTTTTTCTGCAAATATTTATGTTCGTGGGGAAATTGAACTGGAATGGAAACTAGAAACTGCTTTAGTAAGTAGTCCAGCAACAACAGATTTTGAACCTGTTGAATTACTAATCCGTGCTTCTGAAGATGGTGAGCCTGTTACCCCAGCAGATGGTTTTGAAGTAGTTCGGTTGACTGCTGATTCCGACCCTTACTTTGAGGCATACACAGACATGGCTAGTGTGTCTCGCCCGTACATTGCAGAAGGTAAATGGGCTTACTATTCACTATTTGTAAAGTATGAAAACAACACGGGCACTGCTTACTACGAAAAATTAGTAGACATCTCAGTACAGACTCCTATTGACTTTGGGTCAACTGATGAGTTATGGAAGCATGTTCCAGAATATTACCGACAAACAGATGAAGAGTACACACTTGGTACAACTGAGTACCCATATGACAACGGTCCTTTATACCGTTTCATAGAATTGTTTGGTTGGGAACTTGACAAAATACGCACAACTATCTATGACACAATGCGTATCAATGACCCAGAGATTGTACATAGTTCGGCAATTGATGCATTGGCTAAACAGACTGGTGTTGAGTTTAGTAAGTCTGCTTTAGGTACTGCCAAACTTCGTGCCATTCTTAACAACATTGGTTATTTGCGCCGTACTAAAGGAACAATTAATAGTATTGAATCGTATATTTCTGCTATGTCTGGTTGTGGTGTAACCACTAATACTGCTGTATCTCCAATAGAGTTCAATGTCCACCCAATGCGTGTCAACTTGGTTAGTGATCCCTTCTTTGCACAGGGTGCTACAAATACAGATACCACAGGACCTATTCGGCGTAAGTTTTCTGCTCTTAATGAGTCTGGTCGTCAATATGGGTGGGGCGTATTTTCTAGCCAACCTGTAGGTATTGCAACAGGAAACATTATTAATGTAACAAGTGGTGTAGTTACTATTACATTAGCGGCTGGTAGTGGTACAAGTAATATCTACATTTACAGTCGTGGTGCATTTACATACAATAATAATTTAACTTATTACGCTTCTGCTCAATCTTCACATGACTTTGTTCCTCGGTTTATTACAGCGTCTAATATGCTTTCAATTTTAGAAACAGCATCTGACAGTAGTACCACTGATTTTTCAGCATTTGATGATTGGAATAATGCAGTCTCTGCAAGCACATTCCCTAAATTCATTAACCCAAACAACGCCACACGAAAGATAGTGGGAAGCATTCCTAAAACCACTTCTGTTTCTCCTACTTCAGTTGTAGGGGTATTTAAATTGTCTGTTGCACACCCTGCATCTGGTACTACTACCATTACTTTTTCAGAACCACTATTTGAATATAAAAACTCTAGTGGTGTGTTCTTTACTGGTAGTGAACCTATGGGTGGATTTATTCCAACGGCAGGATCATCTGGTGATGGACTTTATGACTATCACTGGGGCGCAAACGCAGTAAGTTCTTCTGACACAAACTTTTCGTATTACACACTTGATTACCACCGCACTCAAGTAATTACAGACAATATTGTTAAAAATTATGTTGCACCAGTTACTTTGGTGTATGGTGTGGACTACGAAATCAATTGGGAAGTCCTTGAGTGAATTATCTGATAAGTGCACTAGCCGTATACAAAGTGATGCAGTTTTTAAACATCATGACCCCAAAGGAAGCGATGCCTTGGGTTAAGGTTCTTGTAGGAATACTGTTAGGTTACAGTGTGTCCTTTGTCACAAATTTGCCTGATAAGTGGGTATCTGGATTAGTGGTTGCTACACTCGCTAGTGCCTGCCACGGTGTCCTACGAATTATTACACTTCATGGAGATTTAGCGGCTCGCAAAACACTTAAATAACAGGAGCAACACATGAAGTATGGCATTCTTGGCAGTGGTACTGCCAACACAAAAGTAATACAAGACGGACTAATAGACATCAGAGAGAGCGACCCAAAGGCAGTTTTTGTTATACATGCTCGCCGTGCCCCACAAGGTTCAGTTAGTGATGTGTATGACTTTTTAGTAGACAATGAAGTGCCCTTCATTGCAGTAACTCGTGTAGACGATAAAGCGCCAAAGGCACTAGTTAATTGTGCCACTGATGTCATTACCACAGATGATCCTGCCAAAGAAGTTCTAAAACGATGTGACATAGTTCTGTTGCTGTGGGATGAAGGTAATGAAGATTCATCTAATCGTTTAGCCACTCTGTCGCATGATGCAGAAAAAGACATCAAGGATTTAACCATGGCGCTTACACCAATCATTGTTGAGGGTGCTGAACCAGTGGAAGAAGTAGTGCCTGTAAAAGTTGGCACTGAGGAAGAGTACGCCATCGTTGGTTTTACTCGTGACGAACTACTGAACATGAACATTGGTGTTCTTCGCCGTCAGGCTAAATCACTTGGTGTTGAGAATGTTGGTAAGACCAAGCAAGAAATTGTTGACAGTATCTGTGCAATAAGCAATGACAACAGAGAAGTTGACATTGACACAGACATGTCTGGAGAGTTTGTTGCGTCAACAGATGTGCACAACCCCAGTGATATTGGTAACGGTTTCTTTACATGGCTTGAAAATGGTGAAGTACAGTGCCACCCACTCCCACCAATTATGGTCAAGTGGCTTATAGAGGAACTAAAAACCGCTTAGTTATTTAGTGGAGGCAGTAAGTTGCCAGCGCCACTTCTTATGCATGTCATCACGACTTGCTAAGAAATCCATAATGCCTTGTTCGCCTGCTTTTTCGGCAGACTTAAAAGCCTTGTTGATTGTTTCAATAACACCATCGTTGACTTTCAACAGGGCTTTTGCCATTGCTTTAGGTTCTGGCTTAACCTCTACTGACTCAACAGTGCGAAGGTCAATGAACTTGCTAAGGGTAAACGGAGCGTATTCATCCAACTTGCGAAGATCTTCTGCAATGGTGTCAAGGCTCCCATAAACATCTTCGTAAATATCAGCAAATAGGTCGTGATATTGAGAGAAATCAGGACCTTCAACATTCCAATGATAACCATGTGCCACAAAGTACATTGTGACAACATCGGACATTAGTGTCTTTAGATCATTTGTGAGAGTGCTCACCATTTTTCCTTGTTGGCCCAATAAGCAGCGCTCATCTTGCCTTTGGCAATGTTCTTGGCATGTCGGTCTTTAAATGCTTTGTTACGAGCAGAACCATCAGGAGAACCTGACACACCTTGCTGACCAAAGCGAATGGTTTTAATTTTGTCGCCTTCTTTGGCAACAACAATGTGTGACTTGGTTGGGTGGTCAGGGGTTGCCTTTGGTTTGTTGAAACCAGATACACCTGCACGCTCTAATCTAGGATCTTTTTTACTAGCCATTAATCTTCACCTTTACTTTTACCAGCAAAATAACCGCCGATAATACCAATAAGACCTACAAGAGCATTCTGTACTAAAGCAATTGCATCCGAGTTAGTTGCAAACTTTTCACCTGTAGACATTTGTTGTGCAAGCATTGATGAATACTCACCAATAACAACTAAACCAATAAACCCTAGAATCCCCAAAGTTATGTAAATCATAAGTTTGTCTTTAATGTTCATTACTTCTTCTTAGCAGATTCTTTTTTAGTAGCAGTCTTCTTTTTTGAAGCCTTCTTAACAATAGTTTTTTTAACAGGGGGTTTTACATTACCCATACATCCACATGTAGCACACATTATTTTTTCTTGTCTTTCTTGGACACAGCCATGTTGTCCACTAAATTGGGGTAAGGGCGTCCTGCTTTCTTAGCACGAGCCTTTGCTTCAGCCTTTTTTTCAGGCGTCAACTTCTTGTCTTTTTTGGATGGGTCTGGTGTATCCCAGACTTCTTTTTTCTTTGTAGCCATGGAACTATTTTACCCCATAAACGACTAATGCTGGAGGCATTAACCCCCAGCACTAATCTAAGCAACCAACACAAGGACGACCAAGTATTGAATTTATAGTGTATCCTCTAAACCCCAACCAATCAACACACGGAGCAACATATGTCAACAAAATTTGGCGGTCCTTTCCTAGCCTTTCCCCGATGGGTACTGCCCTACCTTCAGGGAGATTCCACGGCAAAAGCAGTCCTTTTGGAGTTGTTGACTTATATGAAAGCCGAGTCCCAGAGCACCACCACCTCGTACAAATATATTGCTGATCAGGTGGGGTGTGACCGAAGGACTGTCATTCGTGCTATCGCCCGTCTAGAGGCCACAGGAGTGCTCATACGGCGTCATAGAGGCACCAATGGTCACAATATGACCAATAGGTTCATAATCAACTTTAACAACCCTGCTGTGCTTTTGGCTGAGGAGGTAGTGTCACCCATGACACTAGGTGGTGACACCCATGACACTACCCCTAGTGACACCAGTGACACTACCCCTAGTGTCACCCATGACACCCAAATAAGAACTAATAACAAGAGTTATAAAAAGAGTAACCATAACAAGAGACCGATTCAGGACTATGAAGACCTAGAGGTGGATAATCGGATATGAAGGCTCGCCCCGAAGATGACTGGGGTAAGCCGTTGGGGTCAGACCCCGATGCACCAGCCCCAGTTGCCAAGAAGAAACCCGCCCGTCAAGAAACCTTGACAAGTCTTATTTATTACTTCAACGACATTCTCCCACAAGATGTTTGGGGAAACCTTAACTCTCCCGTAAATGCAAAAGCATTGTTGGTTGGATTGCGCAAACTAAAAAATGCTGGGCATAGTATTGCTGACATCAAGTCAATGATGAATTCATTTGTTGCTGGCTTACAAGTAAAACCATTACCAGTTGGTGTTGCACCATGGCGTGGATTTCTTGCTAATCTTGACGCTCTCGCCTCAAAGGTGCAAGCAACCAGTCTTAAGGAGCCTGACACATATGATGACCTCCAACCAGATACACGAATTGTCTAACAAGGACTTATTGCGATGAGCGAGTTGCGTAGTCAAAAATACTGGCGTAACCGTGATCCTGAAGAGCGTGTGCGTAACACACACATACCTAAACGCTTTCGCCAAGACACACTAGACAACTACAAGACCACAGCAAACAATGCGACCACCTTGCAGTTGATTAACAAATGGCTGGAGTCTGTAGAAACTTATGTTGAAGACGGACAAGGTTTATACATTGTTGGTGGTAGTGGTTCGGGTAAGACACACTTAGCACAAGCAGTTCTTAAGCGTGCTGTGTACAAATACAACTTGTCAGGAATGTTCATTACTGCTGACAAGTACATCCAGATGGCATACAACGAAATCAAGTTTGGTGATGAACTTCCTGAAGGTTACGAAGACCCAAACACAATGAAGTATCTACAAGAGACTTTTGACATTGTGGTTATTGACTCACTTGGTTCAGAGCGACCAACTGACTTTACAAAGCGCACAATTATTTCTTTGATTGAAAGTCGTTACCACGAGAAGTTAACCACCATTGTTACAACAACAATGAAACCATCAGCACTTGAACAGATGTACAGCGCAAGTGTTGCGTCAATTATTAAATCATGTTGTTATGTTGCCCCACTTAAAGGAGATGACTACCGCATTAGTCAGTGGATTGAAGAGAATGCAGGGTAACGACATATCAGAATTTGCATCCATTGCACAAGGCGTTGTTTTTGATGGACTACTTGCGTCACCACCAGAAGGTGGTAGAGCATTTCTTGAATCAGTGCAACGCAGGCGCAACAACTGGGACGCAGTTATTCGTATGTGGGAACCTAATGACATGCCATTGAAAGCATTGTCTGATTGTGTTAACCGTTTAGGTCTTGGCACAGATGTTTACACTTTTACACATCCAGATGCTGTGGATGCAATTGATCGGTGGTTAATACGCAAAGGTATTAATTGCCCAGTGTATTATTATGAATCACCAGAAATGTTGGAATACGACTTGCGTTTTCAAAGAGCAGTGCGTATCATCTACACCTCTGATGAAGAAATTGCTCGCACCCTGGGAATTAGGTCCACTGTTGTTAGCCCTGACAAAGCATGGACACCATAATGGCAAGTAGCGAGCATCTTCTCTTAAGCAAGATAATTCAAACAGCAAGCCTGTCTGAAGTTATTGATGCAGGAGTTCGCCCCGACCATTTCAACTCAGATCTTGCAAATGTATTTATTTGGGTGCTTAGTTACTGGCGTGAGTACAGCGCTGTTCCTACACCCCGTGTCATTAAGCAAGAGTACGCAGACCTTCAATTACTAAACGCTGAGGCAGAACCATTCCCACGACTCATTGATGAGTTGTTCATGGCATACAAGCACAAGCATCTTGTACTTGCAGTAACTGCGGCTACGCCATCACTTAACAATCAGCACACAGATGAAGCCGCAAAGATTCTTTCTGAAGGATTACAAAAAGCGGCTCTTGAAGTTGCACACCTTCGTGATGTTGACATTATTCAAACTTGGGAAAAGCGTATGGAGCGTTATCGCATTATGCGAGATACTCCAAACTCATTGCGAGGAATACCATCTGGCTTTGGTGGGCTAGACAGAATTACAGCAGGGTTTCGCCCACAGCAGTTGATTACCTTTGTTGGTGAAGCAAAGAAAGGTAAGTCATTGATGACACTCATCATGGCTAATGCGGCTCACAACCACGGCATTACGCCTATGTATGTTTCTTTTGAAATGAGTATTGAAGAGCAAGAGGCTCGCTATGACGCCATCGTTGCTGGCGTATCCCACACAAGAATTATGCGTGGCGATTTAAGCATGCAAGAACTAGAACGAATTGAAAAAGCCATTAAGGTTCGCAAAAACATGCACCCATTTATCATGACCGAAGATGCTTCGTCATTGACAACGGTCAGCGCAATCGCAGGGAAGATTCAGCAATACCGACCAGGTTTGGTAATTGTTGACGGTGTGTACTTGATGGATGATGAGAACGGTGAACCAAAAGGAAGCCCACAAGCGCTTACCAATATTACTCGTTCGCTTAAGCGCCTAGCACAGAAGTTTGATGTCCCACTTATCGGAACCACACAGGTACTATCGTGGAAACTTGGCAACAAGAAGTCTCGTCAGATATCTGCCGATTCAATTGGTTACACATCATCATTTGCTCAAGACTCAGATTTAATCTTGGGTGTTGAGTCAGACCCAGATATTGATAACCAAGCAATCGTGCGTGTAGTTCTCGCAAGAACTGCACCTAAAGGTGAGATTCGTATTAAATGGGATTGGGACACAATGGACTTCACTGAAGTCGGAGAGGAAGGCAAGGATGGCAATGATGGCTGGTACTACTGATCTTGGAGACTTTCTACTATCTATCGGAGTAGATGTTCGTAGAGCAGGTCAAGAAATTTCTGCTCGGTGTCCTGTACACCTAGCACGCACAGGTAAAGAAGATAACTCCCCTTCGTGGTCTATGAACGCTGAGACAGGTCTATGGATTTGTTACTCGTGTGGTGCACGAGGCACTTTGCCACAACTCATTATGGAACTAACAGGTAAAGAAGATTTTGCTGTTACTGAAATGATTATGAACAACAATGTCCAACGGTTGCAGATGCCTGAATGGGAGCGCCGACCTGAAGTTGACCACCAGATGTACTTGCACTACCCAGAGGTTCCTAAAAACCGTTTAGCAAGTCGCAACATCACAGCAGAAGCGGCTCGTAAACATGGTCTGCGTTGGAATGATAAAAACAACTCGTGGATTATTCCAATGGTTTCTTCCGAGGGAGACCTGATGGGTTGGCAAGAAAAAGGTTTGAACTCCACATACAACCATCCAACAGGAGTGCGCAAGGGCGACACCCTGTTTGGTATTGAGCAGTTCAGGAGCACCACAGCCATCCTTGTGGAATCACCGTTGGATGTTGTTCGCTTTGCATCATCCTTTTCTGGCATTCAATGTCTAGGAACTTTTGGCGCACAAATTACAAAGAACCAATTACAACTGGCGTACAGTGTTGCAGACAAAGTAATTGTTGCGATGGACAATGATGAAGCAGGGATTGCCAGCGCAAAAAAGATATTTAAAGATATGCCATTACTTAAAGGTGGTGTCTACTGGCTTCATTACGGTCACACAAAAGCAAAAGACCTTGGTGACATGACAGATGACGAGATTGAAATAGCAGTGGTTAACGCTTCCGTAATACCTTGGTGGCTGTAGTGTTTACAGGAAACTTATACCCATTTCAAGAAGAAGCCAGCCAGCGTATGGTTGACAAAGGACAGATGCTTTTAGCCATGGTTATGGGTGCTGGTAAAACAGTTACCACTATCTCTGCTTTAGAAGAATTGTTTGATTTAGGTGAGTTGGACAGAGTATTGATTGTTGTTCCAAGCAGTCTCAAGTATCAGTGGTTACGAGAAATTAAAAAGTTTACAAACTCGTCAGCCTGCGTTATTGACGGCCCACCTAAGCACCGTGAAATTATTTGGCGTTCAGCATTGCGCTGTAAGTATGTCATTGTCAACCCAGAGACACTTCTTAACGATCAAACTTACTTGACACATCTTGGTGCAAACGCCATAGTAATTGACGAAGCCACCATCATTAAGTCTCCTCGTGCCAAGCGTTCTAAGATGCTAAAGAAACTAGGAAAGAAGTTTCAATACAGATTTGCACTTACAGGTCAACCTATTGAAAACAAGCCAGAAGAACTATTTTCAATAATGGAATTTGTTGACCCCAATGTGTTGGGTCGCTTTGATATCTTTGACCGTACTTTTATTGTGAGGAATCACTACGGCGCTCCAATTCGTTATCGCAATTTAAGTTCTTTAAATGATTCTCTTTCTGAAGTGATGGTTCGCAAAACTCGTGAAGACATTCAAGACCAACTACCCAATGTGATTACGCAGGTAGTGCCCATTCGGTTTGATACTGCTGGTGCGGCAATCTATGAGAAAATATGTAAAGACTTAATTGATGAAATCAATAAAGCAATAACAAGTCACGGTCAAGGGTTTGACTTGTGGTCACACTACAACGGCGCAGGAGGTAATGATGCGCAAGGTCAAATCATGGCTAGGCTTACTGTACTTCGCATGCTTTGCGATAATCCTCAGTTGGTGTTGGAATCTGCTAAGGCATATGATGATCCTTCACAGACGACAGAAGGTAGTCAGTACGCTTCAAACATTGTCAAAGCAGGATGGATACCCCAGACCGTTAAGGCACCCAAACTAGACGCAGTCATAACCTACATTAAGGATGTATTAGATGAAGACCCGAATAACAAGGTGGTTCTATTCTCGTTCTTTAAAAAGAACCTACGGCTTATCCAGAAAGCAACTGAAGGATTTACGCAAAGCGTACTCTTCATGGGTGGTATGGACGCAAGCCAGAGAGACCTTGCCAAGCAAAGATTTGCCACCGATCCTGATGTTCGGCTCTTTCTATCGTCTGATGCGGGAGGTTATGGCGTGGACTTACCACAGGCCAATTACCTTATCTCTTACGACCTCCCTTGGTCGGCTGGAAAACTGGACCAAAGAGAAGCCCGAATAATCAGATTATCTTCAACACACCCCCATGTCACAATTACAGCATTCGTAATGAAGGGATCTATTGAAGAAAGGCAGTATGAAATGCTGATGCAAAAGCGTGGAATTAACTCTGCATTCCTTGATGGAAATTATGACAATCAAGGTAAGTTTGAACTCTCCTTGGGCACCTTGTCCGACTTTCTAAAAAACACAGAGGTTTAGGTGTCAACTAATTCAGAATTACAGAATCTTGTTGCAGAACTTCAAAAAGAAAACATGATTCTTAAAGAAAAACTTCGTAAAAAGAAAAATCCAACTATTCAAGAAACTTCTAAATTGTCTTATAAAAAGTTGGTAGATAGAACTGGGTTGCTTACTGCCATGTTAGAAGTGTACGCAATTAAACCAAGGACTGATGAAGAAGTGGCTATTGAGTGTGGGATTGTTGATGATCGCCATACAGAGTATTGGACCAAGTGCAACAAGTTGAGAAAACTAGGTCTTATTAAATGGACAGGTAAAAAGCGCCCAGGTACGGCTGGAAAACTTCAACAAGAATGTTGTATTACAACAGAAGGTTTAATTACTATTGGAAAAGCAAGGATAATAAAAAGATGAATATGGAAAAGACACCTGACTACTACGAACGACTTGCGCAAGAGTTCAAGAAGTCTAAAGAAGCAATTGATAACTTAACCAAGCGTCAGAATGCTATGAAGGCAGAACTCATTGATGCCATCCAAACAAACGGCTACGAAGACAACAAGGGTCACAAGTGGTTCAAAGTTGGAGACTTGGAGTTGAAATATGAACGCCGTGTTTCTCGCTCGTTTGATATGGATGAAGCAACTGCTTGGGCAAAAGAAAATGGTCATTGGGATGCAATCAAAGAAGTTGTAGAAATGCTGAGTGAAGACAAACTTCTAGGACTTGCTTGGAACAACAAAGAATTAGAAGAAGTGATTCAAGGTTTTTATTACGAAAAAGAATCTTGGGCTTTTAAAGCATGAAAGATGTTCTTGATCTTTTTGGGGAACTTCCAGATTTTCCTGGAAAAACTAAACCAAAAAATAGACCTGAAGGTATTCCAAAGAAAGCAATGGATGACCCATTCGTGGGTGTTCCTAAAAAGACAGCAGTTATTAATGGTAAAACGATTGATTTGTACACCATTGGAGCGCTTGCAAGTATTGTTGGGCGCAAGTCACAAACAGTACGCAAATGGGAACGCAAAGGTTGGATTCCTTCACCGACATATCGGACATCAAAAGCATCTGGTGCCGAGTTGTTAAACACAGATCGTAAGGGCTATCGTCTTTACTCCCGTGAACAAGTTGAAACAGTGCTTGAAGCACTAGAACTTAACGGGCTACTAGGTACTCGCAATGGGAGTTGGCAAGAAGCCAATAACTGGGTATCTTTCATATCACACATACAGGCCAACTGGCCAAAATAATAAACACAGGAGAGCAAACAATGCCAAACTTAGATAACACAAAGGGAAGATGGGATGACGACTTTGAGGACGATGAACAAGAGTTCACGACACCAGCAAAAGCGCCCCAATCAACTGGGCTAACACGCACAGCACGACCAGAATCAACAGATTCCGATGAACAAGCGCCACGCAAAGTTGTACGCAGTGGTTGGGGCAGTGCAGACCGTACTTCTTCAAGCAGTGATGAGTTTGCAAAGCGTCTTAAAGTTACTGATGAGATTCAAATCATTAAGTTCATTGAAGACCAACCATACGCTCGTTACCGTCAGCATTGGGTAGAGCGCAAAGGACAGATGTCGTTTACTTGCATTTCCGATGCAGACACCACATGCCCACTCTGCGAAGCAGGGAATCGCCCATCATGGCGCTTCAACTTCAATGTGGTTCTCTTGACCCCAGGAGAAGAGCCAGTGCTTCGTTCATACGAAGTTGGTGCACGAGTAATTGACTCACTTAAGAACTTCAACGATCACCCAGCAATGGGACCACTCTCTAAGCACTACTGGACAGTGTCTCGTAGTGGTAAGGGTGCAACCACCTCAACCAACCACCAGATGGTGCGTGAGACTGACTTGGGTGATTGGAGCCTTGAGGCGCTAACTAAAGAGGAACTCAAGCATTTCTCTGGTACTGCCTACACAGACGACATCATCAGAACGCCATCTCGTAAGACATTGGCAGAAGTGGCTCTTGAAGTCCAGTCTGACTGATGAACTACAGCGTTGTTAAAACGCTTGATGAAGTACGGGAAGCCGTAGCCGTTATTCAAGCCCACGGGTCTTTTGCATTTGATGTGGAGACCCGTGGTAACTTGGAGCGACACCCCGATCTCATTGAGTTTGTGGACAAGGAGTGGAAAGAACACTTGTCCAAGTTAAAGAGTCCTACACCTGAAATTGCACGAAAGGCTCGTGACATTGTAGAGGCTCGCTACCGTGGTGATCTTGCCCTTGACCCAAAACGCAATGAAGTATTTTGGATTTCATTAGCAACACATGGTCATTCGTGGGCAATACCTATGGGTCACAATGTTGGTGTCATTCTGATACCAGAAGAAGTCGGTGACGGCACAACTACTCCACCTGTGGGATACCGTAAGTTGCTTAAGAATGGTGAAGAGTCAATGGCAAAGTCTCGCTATGTGATTCCTGCTGTACATGACACACCACCAGAACAATTAAATAGAACAGAAGTTTTAGAGATACTGCGCCCCCTGTTCTTTAGTGACCTTGTAAAAATCGGGCACAATGTTAAGTTTGATGCTCGCTCTATTGGCAAGTATTACGGAGAACTACCATACGGACCTTTTGCTGACACCATCTTGATGCAACACATTGTTGATGAAAACTTAATTAGTTACTCAATGGAAAATGTTGTCAAGAATATTTACAAGACTAACTCGCATGGTCGTGAAGGCAAGTTAGGCGCAATTATTGACAAGGTTCCTTTTGACAAAGCCGCTAGGTATGTACACCTTGACGCTCGCTGGACATGGTTGTTGTACACACACCTATGGCGCAAGATCGGTAGTCAAACAGACTTACTTTCTGCTTTTGAACTTGACTCTAAGGTTCTCCGTGTTCTTATGCAGATGGAAGACAACGGCATCTTGGTGGACAGCCGTGCTCTCAAGAAGTTAGGTAAAGAACTAGACACAAAACTTCGTGAGATTATCTTGGGCATTAGCGAGTATTCATTCATTGGGTTTAACCCTGACTCCAACCCACACAAGCAAGCGCTCTTGTTCAACAAGAAGCGTGAAGGTGGGCTGGCGCTAAAGCCAGTTAAGAAGACTGCTAAAGGCGCACCATCAGTAGATGAAGAGTCACTACAGAAGTTGAAGACACAACATCCTGTAGTGCCATTGTTGTTGGAGTATTCCGAAACGCAAAAACTAAAAACAACATATGTAGAAAGCCTTATTCCGAAGTTAAACCAGAGTAAATTGCACCCCTCGTTTCACTTGCACCGTACTGCCACAGGTCGCTTATCTTCCAGTAACCCAAACCTCCAGAACATTCCACGATCTTCTAGCATTCGTAGTTTGTTTGTGGCACCAGAAGGTCATCAGTTGCTGGTGGCTGACTATGACCAAATTGAACTTCGTGTGATGGCAATGTTCTCACAGGACAAGCAGATGGTGCGTATCTTTAATAACAACGAAGACATTCACACAGGAGCCGCCGCTCTGTTATTCAAAAAACCACAGTCTGAAGTAACTGATGAAGAGCGCCAGATTGGTAAGGGAGTTAACTTCTTAACAGCGTATGGTGGTGGACCACATAAGTTAGCCAACCTCACAGGCATTGAGGTAGATGATGCTCGCAACATGATTGACCAGTATTACAAACAGTTTTCTGGGTTGACAGAATGGAAACGGCGCATTATTGAGATAGGTCGCAGAACAGGTTATGTATCCACCATTTCAGGACGCAGACGCAGATTGACAGACCTGAGTTCATCAGATGACTTCACCCGTTCTCGTGCAGAGCGCCAAGCAGTTAACGCTGTAGTGCAGGGATCAGCGGCTGATATCTGTAAACAAGCAATGATTGACATTGCAGAGATGTTGAAAGGAACTGGTGCTAACCTTCTAGTACAAGTGCATGACGAACTGGTGGTATCTGTGCCTGAAGACATTCTTGAAGACCTTAAGCCAAAGTTCATTACGGCTATGGGACATGACCGAATCATTGATGGCGTGCCATTACTTGTGTCTTGTGACTCTGCCTACAGTTGGGCAGATGCCAAGTGAGCGCCTTAGACAAGAGAATGTACTACCTCATGCTTTCACCAGCGTTAGGACAGTCTTTTGCAAACAGTGCTGGGTTCTCTATTCCTTCTGAAGAAGTACAGGAAGCAGAAACCTACGAAGTTATTTCCCGTTGGGCATTACTCACATCAATGGGATTGCTTGAAAGTATAATTCAAGCGTCTGATTGGTTTTGCGAACTACGAGAACTTAGTGATGTACCACTAGATGACAAAGAAGAATTTCATCGCACTTTGGTGTCACATGGTGTTTCTTTAGTTAATAATTTATTGGATTCCGAAAAAGTTATTTTAGTAATGGAAATAGACGAGGAGATTAACGATGAGTGACTGGTGGTCAAAAAAACTTGTTGGGCAACAACCAACACCACAGAGGACTTACCAAACTCCACCTGTATCCCCACCGATGACCATACCTATGCAATCACCTCAACAACAGGCGCCTGCACAGCAACAGTCTGGTAGACAAGACCTTCTTGATCCGTCAAGAGCACCCACGGACAACATCACTATGGGTGAAGCACTTCGTTTGTGGCAAGGTGGGGAAGCGATGCGCAAAGAAGGTAACATGTCCTGCCCTGACTGTGGAAGCATTTATGTATTCTCCCGTACAGGCAGGGGACACAACACAATGGTTAACGGAGCCAGTCCAGCACCACGCTGTTATGAGTGTGGCTGGAATGGAATGTATGACCAAGCACAACCAAGAGGATAAAATGGCAGACTACGAATCACTACAATCAATAATTGCATCTATTAACAAGAAGAGTGGGGCAGGAAGCATTGTCCGTGGCTCTGACATTCGTGAGATGATCCCTCGCATTACAACAGGTGTATTGTCATACGACCTTATGCTTGGGGGTGGCTGGCCTGTAAACCAATGGAGTGAAATCATTGGTGAAGAGTCATCAGGTAAGACTGCTATGGCATACAAGACAATTGCGGCTAACCAAGCACTTGACCCTGAGTTCTGCGCTTTATGGATTGCGGCTGAAGACTTCGTGCCTGACTATGCAAAATCAATTGGTGTAGACCTTGACCGTCTTTGGATTGTTGAGAACAACATCATGGAGCAGGTGTATGACCTTGCTATTCGTGCATTGGACAACCGTGCTGTTGACATGATTGTTATTGACTCATTGCCTGCTCTTATTCCAGACGCAGAAGCAGAGAAGATGATGGAAGAGTTCACCATGGGTCTTGGTGCTCGTCTTACTGGAAAGTTCTTCCGTAAGTCCTCTAAGTCACAGAAGCGCTCTCTTGTTGATGAAGATCGTGGGTGTACAGGTCTTATCATTAACCAATGGCGTGAGAAGATTGGTGTCATGTGGGGAGACAATCGCACAACACCAGGTGGCAAGGCAAAGAACTTCCATTACTTCTGCCGTGTAGAAGTTAAGCGTGATGAGTGGCTTAAAGAGAAAGACGAAACTGTGGGTCAAACCATCAAGGGTCGTACTATTAAGAACAAGACACACCGTCCTCAACAGAGTGCCGTTGTTGACTTCTACTTCACAGATTCAGAACACTTTTCATTTGGTTCATTTGATGTTATTAAAGACATGGTGAATATTGGTATTGCATCTGGTCTCATTGAGCGTGCAGGTGCCTTTTACTCGTATGACGGACAACGCTGGCAAGGTAAAGAAAAAGTGCTAGACGGTATCCGTGAGGATCTTGACTTACAAGCCAAACTACACGATGAAGTGTTTAACAAATACGGTATTGAATCATGACATTCGGCGCTGATGAAAAGCGCAGTATCATGAAGCAATCTAAGAAGCAAGAACAGCGCACAGCCAACACCTACAAAGGTAGTCGCAATGCTGGTTCAGGTAGTGGTTGGTTGCGAAAGAATGATGTTCGTTCTATAGAGTTTTTATTTGAAAACAAACTGACTATTAATAAGAAATCAATTACCCTAAAAGAAATTGACCTTCGTGAATTAATAGAGCGAGCCATTACAGAAGACCGTACCCCTGTGTTGCAGTTTGATCTTGCTGGGCGTAGGTATGTTGTTTTAACCGAAGACGACTTTGTAGAAATGATTGGTAAAAATGATTAAGCCAGAGGACATGAAGCGCCTATTAAACAGCCCCTACAGGCTCCTAGCGCCCGTAGAACGCCTTCTGTTGGAGAACAACGCTAAAACCACTGACGAGCGTGACAGCCTCCACCTGCACCCTTCTGAGATCTGTAAGAAGGATTGGTGCCCTCGTTCATCATGGTACAAAATCAAGGGTTACCCAGAACCTATTGAGTCGTTCACTCTTCAACGATTAAACATCTTTGCTGAAGGTCATCTTATTCACCAGAAGTGGCAGAATTGGTTGACTGAAGCAGGTGTAATGGTAGCCGTTGAAGTTCCTGTGATTGATGAAGAACATTTGATTATGGGACACGCTGATGGAATCATTAGCGACAAGAATGGTCGTGCAGTTCTTGAGATTAAAAGCCTTGGCGTGGGAACTATCCGTATGGAAGATTACGGATTGTTTGCTCCATATGGTAAAAAAGAAATTACTATTGATGAACTGTGGAATCGTATTAAGAAACCGTTTGACTCGCATGTTCGTCAAACACAGTTGTACATGCACTGTCTTGGCATACATGAAGCAGTGATTTTGTACGAATGGAAAGCAACTCAAGATGTCAAAGAGTTTTCTATTCAGTTCCAACCCGATATAGTTGATGGCATACTTGCTTCGTGCCACACAGTGGTTCGTGCATTAGAAGATAAAGCACCACCAGAGAGACCTACATGGTTGTCTCAGGATCATCGTGTTTGTAAAAATTGTAACTTTAAGAAGGAGTGTTGGAGTGACACGAATAGTACCAATGAATCGTCCAGTAGACCCCGTGGTAGCGAAGTTCCAACAGAAGTTCGGGTTACCAGAACGCCCAGTATCGGAGATTCCGTCACTTCCCAACTTCCTAGACGAGTTACCAGACAATAAATTAATGTCTTTGTACAGTGAGTTTATGGCGTGGGTTTCTTACGCCAAGGCTGACTATGTGCAGGCAGAGATTGCCGAAGAGCGTGCGGCTAACCAGTTGCGCATCACTGAATCTATGGTGTTGATCACACAGTGGGGAACTAAAGAAAAGGGTGACACAGTCACTTTGGCTAAAGCACACCGTGACATCAACCCAGAAGTGATTGAAGCACAAACTGTATACAGTGAATGTAGGGCATATCGCAAGTTGGTTGAGTCTGTCTTTGAGCGTTGCGAGCGTGGTGCTCAAGTGTTGAGTCGTGAGTTAAGTCGCCGTATTGGTTTGGCACCAAAAGAATACAAACAAGCACGGTACATCTCATGATAAAACCACCACGAATAACCTATGGTGGTGCGGCTCACTGTGCTCTACGGTACGCCACTATGAAAAAGAAGTCTGTAACGGCTGAAGAAATGTTGACTATGTTTCCTCACAAGTTCCGTAACTTGTCTCGTGTAAAAGAAGTTATGGTCATGCTTGCAAAGTACCAACTTCTAACTACCACACCGACTGGTTGGAAGATTAACTATTTTGGGTCTGAGTACCTCCGAGTAACTGCAAAAGGTTACAGAGGCGACTAATGGGGGATGATGAGAAGCCAGAACAAGATCCACGCACTACCCTTAAATATTGGGTAGACCTCTGTAGAAAACTACAAGAAGAAAATGAAAGGTTAAAGGAAAAAATTAGAGCCTTTTATGGTCACTAATTTTAAAAACCCCGATAAAGTGGTTTTCCAACCAACCAAAGGAGTACCCCATGGGTGACTTTATTGTTCAAATAATTATGATCACAGCAGTTTTTCTCTGTGGCGTGTTAATTGCAGATTCATACCACACGAAGAGGAAACCATAATGGTCAAGTTTAAATGTGTAGATGAATGCTCGGCATCATCTTTAAATGAAAAGTTAATACAAGCCCTATCAGAGCGAGATGAGTTAAAAAAGAAACTTGAATCTGTGCAATCTGAATTAGATGTGACTCGTAAAGAAGTAGGCGTTTGGCGTAACGAAGCCAAGAGAGAAGAAGCCAATGCAAAGCGTTGGTATCGGGAATGGTCTCATGTACTAGACCTGTACAACAACTTGACAAAGAAGAGTACCGTCAATGGCTGAAGGATCTGTTCCGTACTCTCAACACCTACAAATTGTGACTGACCGTGACCGTCTTGAAAGGACAGTGAAGTCTATGAGAGATACAAGTCACGAAAAAGACCTTTTAGTAAAAGACCTAGACACACAAGTTGAAAACCTTCTAAACGAGCGCACTCGCCTACAAGCCACGATTAAGTCTCTTGAAGCAGAGATCACACGGTTAGAACATTTGACTTATGGGTAACAAGGCTAAAGCCAAGGGAACTTCTTTTGAGGTACTTGTAAGAGACTATTTAATCAATAAAGGTTTTATACACGCTCACAGACCTGCCCTGTCAGGTGGAAACGACACTGGAGATGTCAACGGTCTTGCCCGAAAGTCTGACATGCGAAAAGTAGCCGTTCAGTGCAAAAACCAAAAAGCCTTCCAACTAAGCCAATGGCTCAATGACACAGTAGAGCAAGCCAAGCGTTTGGGTGACGCAGTTCCTGTGCTGGTTGTCAAAAGGGCAGGTAAAGGTGAAAAAGCGTTAGGTGAGTCTTACGCCGTACTTCGGTTAGATGATTTGGTTCAACTGCTAGAGGACGCTGGTTTCAACTAGAATAGGTGTACAACTTATAACAAGGAGTACAACTGTGTCACAAGAATTGAACACAACTATTGACGATGTCCTGAAGGTATCGGGGTCTAGTAACCCCCAATCCGTGGGATCACTACTGGCTCGTGCTATTAACGCTGGTCAATTGCCTAAAATGCGTGCTATTGGCGCATCGGCAGTAAACCAAGCCGCAAAAGCAGCCGCAATTGCCCGTGGGTTTGTTGCGCCTCGTGGGACTGACTTGTCATTCATCATTGGTTTTGATGACATTGTGGGGGAAAACGGAGAAACCATTTCTGCGATATCATTTAAACCAGTAATTAAATGAGGTAATTATGGCTACTGAGTCTTACGAAGTAAGAGATGGAAAAAGAGTAATTAATCTTACTGATGGCATCCCTGAACGACCAGAGATGAGTAAGCGCCAAGCAAAGCGCCAAGAGCGTGCATGGAATAATCTTCGTAGTGGAGAAACTGCTATTCGTGGACGCCTTGCAGGTGCAGATTATGCCACAGCAAAGCATGCCGAGCAGATTATGTCAGGTGCATTTGGCACTAAAGGCAAGAAGTTTGAAAGACATATTGACGAGTTTGTTAGGAACTCTGGAATGCACCCCAGCACTGCCGTAGCCCGATTTATGCAATATGGTCATTTGGGCACAGCATCAAACATTGAGATTGCTGGTGGCGAAGAATAATGCCAAGGTATAAAGGACAGAAAGTATTTAGAAACCAAGGATCTGTTGGTAGACAACCAGACACAGAATGGTCTAAAACGGCTTCTAAGGCGATTTCACAGGGCGCTAAGGTATTTCAGGACGACTCAGGCGCACAGCACCTTGTAAGCCCGTCTGGAGCGCACTGGGGTACATATAAGCGCCGTGAAGGACTCTACGAAGGTGGAACATTGAGTAAGTTTAATCCTGATGATTCAGCACAAGACATTACTAGCGCTTACACTCAAAATGACTACTAAAAAGAACCCTCGTTCTAAATCACGAACAAGCCAACGCTACGAGCGTAAAAAAGCAATTACTCGTTCTGCACGCCCTGTTTCCACTATTGGTGGAGGTGGTGGCGTACTAGGTCCATCTATGTCAGCAGGAGGTATGTGGGGATAATGGCACAGCAAACACCTACATTTACATCATGGAATAGCCCAGCACAAGCCCCTGGAGTTGGTACTGCCGTCACCATGGGTCCTGAGCCAGTATTTCGCAACGGTAAAGACGCACAACTTTCAGGTTTTCGCACAGCAGTAGACGCTCAATACCCAGACGGCTACCTCGGAACAATGGACGCCAACAGGCGTCAAGACAAGGTTCTTGGCACTTTGAGCCGTATGAACGCACGCCAGTACAGCCGTGGTGTTCACAAAGGTGAAAGAGTTAATACAAGTGATTACTTCTGGCCTGAAGAGTTCAACTTGTACACAGCACTAGAGATGGAAGCACAAGGTAAGAAGTTCGCTCCTGTAGGAGCAGAGCCTGTGCGCCTCACCAACGATGGTAAAGTCGGTCCTCGTGGTATCCCACGGGGTGATGAACCCAATCAGGCTACACAAATCAGCCCTGAGCGCCGTTCTCAACTAAAATCACTGGCTCCACGCTGGCGCTAAATGAAGTAAAATATTTGTATGGCTTATCGTTTTCAACCCGAAGAATA